ATATGGATCATTGGACATTCTGCGATAAGGTTTTCAGTTACTCATTCCAAGACTTTTACAGAGGCAAATATGTTGAAGAAGTTGTTAAAAGACTGTCAGAAAATGACTTTACTATGGATATTGCCCCCAGAGGTCATTTTAAATCCACCAGATGTTATCTTGATGTCATGTATAGAATCTTGACTGAAAGACAGGATAGGGAATTGCACTACTTTAGCTTCACACCGACTATGGCTAAACACCATGTTGGCTTGATAAGGGAATTAATAGAGAAAAATGTCTGGTTTCAAACCCTAACTAAGGACAATAAATCTCATGCAGAAACTTTGATTAATTATACCAACTCATTTGGGGCTAAAGTCACTTGTCGACCACAGGGCATCAATGCTTTTAACAGAGGCATCCACTGTGATGGGTTATATATCGATGATCCCCTAACAGATCCAGTTAATAAGACCTCGCCGACAGCAATTTATAAAGTCAATAGGGCTATTAAAGAGCAGATCCTCTCAATGGGCAAAAAGGAATGGCAAGTCAGAACTGTTGGTACACCACAAACCCATGAAGACTTCTTTTTTGATGAGAATATCCAAGAGATGTTTCATACCACCATATCAAAAGCCATTTTGAGCGATAAGAGAAAAACTACACTTTGGCCGGAGTATCATAGCTATGCCGAGATGTCCAAAATGCGAAGAACATTGGGCTTAAGAGTTTTCGACCAAGAATACCAGTGTATCCCTGCTTATGAAACAGATACTTACCTGACTGTCCAAGAATTAGCTGTCTGTGTTGATGATAAGTTAGAAAACTTAAGATATTATGATGGTGATGATTTGGTCATAGCTGGGCTAGACATTGGCTTAAAAGTCCACCCCTCCCATTTTTGCATATTCAGACTAGATAAAGAATCTGGCAAATACATACAGCTCCACAGCCATTGGATGGATCACTGGAAGTATGCTGATCAATTAGCTTACATTGAGAAAGCCATAGCAGATTTTAATATAACCACTTGCTACTATGATGGTACAGGTGGCGAATTTGGCATCTTCAAGCAAGAGGATAGGTTGCCACCTGAAATGGAAGAAGTCATAGTTGGTAGTTTCAGAGCTAAAAATGCCTTTGCCACCAATTTGGGGGCTTTAATAGCTGGTCGTAAGGTCAAACTCTTGAATGATGAAAGGCAAATCAGGCAAATGCTCCAAGTCCAGAGCAATTTGGAGGTCTTTCAATCTAAAGATGGTCATGGTGACAGTTTCTGGTCTGTTGCCTATGCCCTCCAAGATACAAGCAAGCCAAAGGTTCATGTGTTATCATTTTAGATATGGGATTACTAGATATTTTTAGAAGAACCGAGAAAAAAAATTACTCAATACTAGGTAGTGGTATACCAGCACCTTATAGTCCATCCAATAACGAGAACAAACTTTGGGTTTATGCCGCAGCCGATGCTTTGGCTTGTGAAGTCGGGGATATAGAGTTTGTGATGTGGGATAGAAGCAAAGATCCCAGAGAACAAGTCCAATCTCACCCCCTGCTAACCCTTTTAAATATACCCAATCCCATTATGACCAAGTATTATCTGATGAATCTTATCTCGAAGCACCTTAGTTTATATGGTGAAGCTTATATAAAGATACCAGCCAGTGGCGAACCCTTAGAGTTACAGCCAATCTTGCCAGTTGATGTCAGTCCTATGGTGGTCAATGGCAATTTCACTGGTTATACCTACAAAGGTCAAACTCTGAGAATTGATGAATTAATCAGATTTATTAATCCTGATCCCGATAACCCCATCAGAGGCAAAGGTTACCTCAAAGCTTTAGAGGATATTCTCTCAATAGATAAGATGGCATCACAAACACAAATTGCCGCCTTTATAAACAATGCTATCCCCTCAATCATTCTCTCCACTGAGCAAACCTTAAAACCAGAAGACATTGAATCTCTGAAATCAATGTTTAATGAAGCTTACAGGGGTCCGCAAAATGCTGGCAAAGTCGTGGTTTTAGAAAAAGGGCTAGAAGCTAAGCCTCTTAGCACCTCACTTAGAGAATTAGAGTTAGCACCATTGAGAAAACAGCACAGAGATGTCATTTTATCAGTGATGAAAACATCAGGTGCAATTTTGGGCATACAAGAACATTCCAACAGAACAGCGGCTGAAGCTAATGACTATACTTATGCCCTAAGGACTGTCAAACCACAGATGCAACTGATAGTTGATGCTTTAAACAAATGGTTGCTACCAAGATTCCCTAAGTTTGAAAATTATGTCTTATCATTCAAAACACCAGTACCCAAAGATAGAGATTTCGAGCAAAAAGTCAAAATTGACAGTCTTAGATATAGAAGCATTAATGAGTTAAGAGCTGAAGAGGGTTATACTCCAGTTGCTGGGGGTGAAGAGATTTATCAGCAATTAGGTAATGCACCTCTGTCTGCATTTGAGGATTATGACAATGCGGCGGAAACAATTTCAGGTTAGGAATCAGATATTTATAGACTTACTCTATAGAAATGGTGGTGGCTATGATGCCAGAATAGCTTCAACCATTGCCAATCATTTCAATAGGCAATACCATTCTTTAGTAGATACTGGTTTTCTGAATAGTTTAAAGATTGATCAAGCCCTAGCACTAGATAGTGATTTTTTAAGAAATGCCTTACCTATTTTAATTCTTGATTTATTTGACAGAGGATACAGGGTTGGATCTGAAGTTATTAATGCCGCCAATATACTTGGTGATAGGTATGAAGCAATCCAAACCCTCAGCCATAATCGTTATACACGAACAGCCATAAGCAGAGAAAGAGGTATTGCCAACAGCTTAAATAAAGCATCAAAAGCTAGAGTATCAAGCATTATTGCTAGAAATATACCTAATCCCCAAAAAAGAGATCTAATCAACAATCTATTTCTTGGTAGTGTAGCCCATGATAGAGCAGTTGGTGTTGCCAGAACAGAGATGATTTACAACTTAAATGCTGGCGCTAAGCAATCTTGGAAGGATACTAAAGAAGTTGAATTAGTCCAATGGATCGTCACCAATGATGAAAGAACTTGTCAGTGGTGTCCGCAGTATCACGGTACAATTCTATCTATTAATGGTGATTTTTTTGATAAGGATGAGATTATAACTGGTACAAGTGGTGGCAGATTTAAAGTAGAAACCAATATCCCGCACCCACCGCTTCACCCTAGATGTAGATGCATACTTTATCCTATATGATACAATTCATAATATGAACAAGATTATCTATAAATCCATAATAAAAAAGTCAGATGATGAAAGTCGCATCATAAATGCAGTCATCAGTACTGAGGATGTTGACCATGATGGTGAGGTTGTTGTCCAAGAGGGCATTGATACATCTGAATACCAAAGTAGTCCGATTGTCTTAGATAGACATAACCCAGATAAACATCCTGTTGGCAAAGTCATTAGCCTGAATACAAAAGGTGGTGTGACTACAGCCAGTATCCAATTTACCAGTAAGGAAGAAAACCCAGATGGCTATCAAACATACAGGCTCTATAAGGGCGGTTATCAAACTGCTTTCAGTGTTGGTTTACTGCCTAAAGAGGATGATTGGCGAGATGGTGTTAGATACCTGACCAAAACAGTATTAAAAGAAATTAGCACAGTCCCATTTGGCTCTAATCCACAAGCAGTTGCCAAAGCCTATAAAGATGGAATAATCACTAAACAGCAAATGGAAGAGCATCTAGTTTATAAGACTAGCGATAAAAAAGATTTTGTAAAAAAATCAGAGTATGATAATTGTAATAGTATGAAAAGTAATCAAGAAACTGATTATCAAGCCCTTTATGAAAAGGAAGTTGCTAAAAATGGCGACTTGCTAGAAATGGTCAAAGGCTTGACAATCACAGTTAAACACTTGACCACTAAATCTGATGATGAAGACTCAGATACCACTGATACTGATGATTCTACTGAAGAAGATTCAGATAAGGGTGAAAAGACAGAATCTAAAGAGGATAGTGGTAATGAAGAAGATGTTGTTTTCGAATCCGAAGAGGAGAAAGAAGCAGTCTTTGATGCTATTAAAAAAAGATATTCTGTAAAGGGGGATAAATAATATGGCTAGCATTAATAAAGAAATTAGAGAAGAACTTGCACTTAGAAAACAGCAACAGCAAGTCAATAAAGCTGTCGATAATCGTCTCAAGACTAAAGATGATGTCAAAGACAGAATTGCTGTTGGCAATAAGTTTCTAACTACACAAGATTATCAGGAGCTTAAAGTTTGTGCAGACTTTGTGAGTGCTGTAGTCAAAACAAGCAAAGGAGCACCCTTTAAATTTAAGGCTCAAAGCGAGGGAACTGATACTGCAGGTGGATATGCTGTACCAACTGAGTTCAATAACCAGTTAGTCAGAGCAGAACAATATGTCACTGGTTTATACCAAGATGTTAGGCAACTAACTTTGAACAACCAGCAAATGACTATTAACTTGCAAGATAATAACCTAGCTGTTTCAAAGGTTGCAGAGGGCGCCGCTGCTGGTGAGCAAAACTTTGTGCTTTCACAAATTACCTTAACTCTATACAAGTATGGTTTTAGGAATATTCAGTCATATGAACTATTGTCTGATCAGAATATGTCACCTAATACAATTCAGTTAGTTATTGAAGAGGGTGTGATGGCTCATGCCTTAAATAAAGATAAACAGCTGATTGAGGGTGATGGTAATAGTGATCCTCAGGGAATCTTGGCTTTAAGGGCTGTAGATACTGACAATACACCAGCTAAACTGCTCTTAAAAATACCAGTAGCATTACTAGGTGCTAAAGGTACTGTGTTTAATACATGGTCGCCTGCTAATATCAGAAAGATAATTAGAAGTTTAGATCCTGGTTATAGGGAAGGTAACAGAGGTCAACTGTGCTTCATTATGGGTACTGATGTTTTGGATGAAATTGCTAGTTATGCTGATGATAAAGATTATCACTACCTGCAAATCAATAGAAATGTTGATCCACAGGGAATTGGTAGATTTACATTGATGGGTTATCCAGTGTATGACTTCAATAATGCAACTTTGAATGCCAAGAACAACAAGAGTGCTGTTGCTACAAATAGCAAAGCAGGTACAATGTTCTTTGGTAGGAGAGATCACTTAGTGCATGCCATGTCTAACAATCCACGTAGAGTAGATACAGATAGTGGTGGTAAGTACTTTGACAATGACCAGACTTGTATCCGTATCTTAGAAAGATACACTAATGCTGTTCTTCAAAAGAAAGCTTGGATACAAATTGACTGGGATGCCAGCTAAATTAAACAGCTTGGGAAACTAGAGGAGTTTTTGACTCCTCTTTTTTATGTTCATAATTAGTTAGTGTATAATATTTTGTATATGAGCCATACAGCATCACCATATAAT